CGCTTTCCTGTACGGTGCAGGTGACGAAAAAATCGGACACTCTTATGACCAACAGCTATCAACCACTGCTGCGAAAAAGAAAGGAAAGGAGATTCGTGCAGCGTATGTTGATGCGGTTGACGGACTGGATGATCTACTCAATGCTATTAAGAAAGCTGCAGAGAGAGGGTTCATCAAGTCTATCGATGGACGAAAAATTAACGTTGACTCGCCTCACAAAGCCCTGAACTACTGCTTGCAGTCAGGTGCTGGTGTCATCGCGAAGCGGTGGATGGTGATCAACCAGGAGACAATGAGAGAGGCACAGATATGTGCTGCTCAATTAGGATTTATTCATGACGAGCTACAGTTCGAGTGTGCCCCTGAGCACATCGGAGACCTATCAACATCCCTGGTATATAGCGCTACAGCGGCTGGGGAATACTACAACATGCGCATCCGCATCGACGCGGAAGCAACACACGGAAACAACTGGAGTGAAACCCATTAATGTACAGCAAGAAAAACAAGACTGAGATCAAGTCAGTCAAAAAGAAAACCCGTCAAGGTCAAGGACGTAACTCCGTGCCCAAGGGTGATAGGAAACCTTACCGGGGGCAAGGCAGGTGAAGCTACTTGTAGACGCTGATTACGTGGTCTACAAATGCTGTGCTGCTGCCGAAACAGAAATTGATTGGGGCAATGATGTAATTCTTGTAACAAGTAAATTTAGTGATGCTTATGCTGCTGTCAAGCGTGAGCTGCTTAAAATTATCAACAACTTTCTATGGGATGTACCTGAATTAGTTCTGTTCTTTAGCGATAGTGTAAACTTTCGTAAATCTATCCAGCCCGCGTATAAAGGGCATCGCAATCGTAAGAAGCCTTGCGGTTATAAACGTGTGATCAACCAACTCAAGACTGAGTATAAAGTTGTTATCATGCCAACGCTTGAGGCTGACGATGCCTTGGGTATTTATGCTACACAAAACAGGGGCAAGTGTTGTATCTGCTCACCGGATAAGGACATGCGCCAAATCCCTGGTCGCCTCTTTGACATGTCAGAAATGATGAATGTGGAAGAGAACGAGGGAGCTAAGTGGCACCTTATTCAAACATTAGCAGGAGACCAAACAGATGGCTACGCCGGTTGTCCCGGTATTGGTGTTAAACGTGCAATCACCCTCTTTGAAGAAAAGGGGTATTCTTGGAAGACTGTCGTTCAAGCGTTTGCTGAGAAAGATCTTTCCGAAGATGTCGCACTTGAAAATGCAAGACTCGCGAAGATCCTTACAGCATCCGACTATGACTTCGACAAGCAACAGCCCATTCTTTGGTCCCCCGCCGCCGATTATCGAATTGACGATGGAGCAGGATCTAAAGATGAGAAGGCTGACTGACCTTCTACCTGAGGCAGAGAAGGATGACATTATTACTGTCTTCCTTGCCCTGCAAAAACAAAACTTTGTTCTATCCAATACTGTCAGCAATCTAGTCAAAAAATGGCCGAATCACCCGAGCATTACACACGAGGATCTATAGAGGTTTGGGATTTTATCCGAGACCAAGATCTTAACTATCATCTTGGTAATGCTATTAAATATATTTGCAGAGCCGGTTACAAGTCTACTGAATCGAAAGAGGCTGATCTTAAAAAGGCTATCCACTACATTCAAAATGAACTCTACCACACAACATTGTACATCGACCAGTCTGAGCGATCAAGCAATTCAATTCCGTTCAGCGTATGGGATTCAGAACAGCACGGACAACCGGACTATGCAACTGGCTTTGATCGCTGAAGAGTTTGCTGAATTTAAGCAAGCTGTCAGCCAAGAGCCATACGAAAATGAATTAAAAGAGCTAGCAGATCTCGTATATGTCTGCTTTCAGTATGCCGAAAATATGGAATGGGATCTAGAGGAAGCACTTGATCGTGTCCATAAATCTAACATGTCTAAACTTGGACTCGACGGTACACCTATCCGCCGTGCAGACGGCAAGGTCTTGAAAGGACCAAACTACAAACCACCTATCCTGAACGATCTCGTTAACCCATGACAACCTCTTATATCTCTCGCACGGGTCGTGTCCAGTCTTGGCTGGATGACCCCACTTCACGTTTGCCAGTGTCCTGTACTGTTTTCACCGTAGAAGACAGTATCGAAGGAGACAATGGAATTGAAGCAAGCTGGAAGTTCGTTTCTCACGCACTGCGTTTCGGCGCAGGGTGCGCAGTTCACCTTTCCAAACTGCGACCAAAGGGAACTGAAAATGAAAAGGGGCTAGTTGCATCTGGTCCTGTTAGTTTTGCTAAAATCTACAGCACTCTAAATGAAATCCTACGTCGCGGCGGGGTGTACAAGAACGGTGCGGTGGTGTGTCACCTTGACCTCAGCCACCCTGATGCTCTTGAATTTATTCAAACACCTCGATCAGAACTACCTTGGGTTAAACGATGCATCAACATCAAGCCGGAGTGGTGGGAGGCTTGTACGTTTAAAGAGGCGCTCCTTCATGGTATTAAATCCGGTGATATCTGGCTCAATAAAGTAAAATATGATGAAGAAGGAAACCGAATCCGAGGCAACGTCTGCCTTGAAGTTTACCTGCCCTCACGAGGTACCTGTCTACTCCAACATGTCTCTCTCGGTGCCTGTGAATTCGACGACATCCCTAATGCTTTCGTTGAAGGTATGTCCCAGTTGTGCGAACTCCATGGTAAAACAGGTGTTGGCGAAAGCGGAGAATATCTCCCTAGCGAAACTGACCGACAAGTGGGGCTCGGTATGCTCGGACTCGCCAACCTACTTCGTCGATACGGAGTAACTTACGACCAGTTCGGTCGTGCTCTTGAACAGTACAACAACGGTGAAATCATCCGCTCTCCAGCTTATGAACTTGTATCACAAATTGCATCTGGTGTTGACCTCGCCGCTGGAGTTGCTCGCCGTAACAACATGGTTCGAGCCTTTGCTATCGCACCGACCGCCAGCTGCAGTTATCGAAGCTTGGATTTGGATGGCTATACTTGCACACCAGAAATCGCTCCACCTATCTCGCAGACAGTCGATCGCGACAGCGGTACTTTCGGAGTACAAACATACAACTATGGTGACGTAGAGATCGCCAGTAAAGTGGGTTGGGAAGCCTACAAACGTGTTGCAGACGGCATCATGACTCTACTTGATAGAACTGGACTTCTTCATGGTTACAGCTTCAACTCGTGGTCCGATGTGGTCACGTATGATGAAGCGTTTATCGAAGAGTGGCTTGAATCGCCCCAGACTTCTCTTTATTATAGTCTCCAAGTTATGGGCGACGTTCAAGATAAGTCAAGCGCCTACGCTGCTCTCGAAGAGACAGAAGTCGAAGATTATCTTGCTAGTCTGCTCAACAATGGGGACCCTGAACCTCAATGTGATTGTGCAGAATGAACCCTTATCAAAAACTACTAGAGCGGAAACGCAAATGGACACCCGTGCAGACAACTGCCGGTACATGCAAAGCGGGCGCGGAGGAAGCAATCCACCGTGCTCTTGCCTTGCGACACATGGAACTACCTGTGGGAGATTTTATTAGCAATGCCCTCAATTCTGAAGTACCAGCGTTGGCACGCGAAGTATTGGTGTCAAACGTCAAAGACGAAGAAAATCACGACATCGCACTTGGTTACATCGCCAATGCTTACGGTGTTGATCCGCAAGCTGAGAAAGAAGCCCTTCGGCTTAAAACCGCTTGGGAAGCACATCCAGATCATACGATCACGAAAGCGTTGGTTGCCGAACGTGCGATTTTCTTCGTTCTTCTACCATTCTTTAGGTTTAATGGTGACGCTGGTATGAGAACCGTTTCAGCGGATATCTCAAGGGATGAACAAATCCATGTGGCGGTTAACTCACTGGCACACACCGAGCTGGGTTACAACATCAGCCCCTCTCTGGACAAGCTTCGCAAAGCTACCATTAACTGGGTGATGCAGCCACTAGGTATAAATACCGTGGACAAATATCTGGACAAAAAATTTTGGCTCGATTCTAGCGATCGGCTAATGTATGAGGGCAAGGCTCCTCAACTTGCCGAAACTAAGTCAGCCAGAATGCCCGCCTTCTTTGAGCACAGCAATGTCAACCTCCCCCAGTATGCTTGAGGTTCTTGGGATGAATTCCCGAGGACTTATTCACGCACTAGAAGATTCCTTTCCACCCACCAACCCTACACCTGACGATACAATGGAAAAAATTATGTACCGATCCGGTCAACGTAGTGTCGTTGAGTGGGTCATTAAATATATGGAGGAGAACTGATGGCAACACTTGAAACTATTTATAGAAATCAGTTAGGTCGTGCTCCTGATGCTGGTGGGCTTGCACATTACCAAGCACAGATCGCAAGCGGTAGAAGTATTGATGATATTCGTCAAGAAATTGCGAATTCTCCTGAAGCCCGAAGCCGAGGTGTAGGTGCCTATGCCAGTGGTGGTGGCGGAGGTGGTGGAACATCCGCACCGGCACAACCTAAAGAAGTAAAATACAATCAAGCCTTTGGGATGGAAGGTCTGCCTACTGGTGGACCTGGTTATGCTCAAACCTATAGTGCACTACAAGCTGCTGCAAATCAACGTAGAGATCTTTTCAGTGGCGGCGGTAAAAGTAATTTAAGTAAGCTTGGAATTAAAGAAGGATATAGTTTTACTGGTGGTGAAGGTAAGGTTTTGGTTGACAGTATTAGATACAGCGGAAGTGGTCGCTATAGTGGTGGCACTCTGAATATCTACAAAGATGCA